AGAAGTAAAAACAAAATCCTGGAATATACCTAAGTAATCTTTAACCAACAAGTCAGGTAAAGCTATACCTGCTTCTTTGTATAGGTCTTTGTATTGATCGTAACTTAATACAGCTCGCCTCGTTGACGTACTTCTAGGTAAAGCCATCAGTTAGCCTCTACATCAAGTCTACAAAAAGCCATTCTTGAGCGTGATGCTGTCCTTATTTTAAATGCTGTTTCGCTTCTAACGTACCCCAGATTGCGCATAGTAAAGTTTTTATTGTAGTCATGGTTTACGCCATACTGCTCAATATGTTCTTTACTGTGTATTCTCATATCATCAGTTCTTGATACAAATACAGTAGCGTCATTGTTTGGAGATATACCAGGAATAGTTTTTAATTTAAGTGTGTTTATAGATAGTGTTTCCATTGGGATAGTAGGCGTAAACAATAAGCCTTCAACTATATCACCGTAATGAGTACAAGCTGAATCATCCAAAAAGCCTATTTTATTGTCTCGCTTATCACCTATACACCACTTACTAAATCTTGGGTCGTAAGTCATATCCTTGCCGCGATAAGTAGCGTCACCATAAACATCAGTTTTTAATATTGACCATGCCGCATTAATACCGTAATTTTTAGCAATAGTCTCATTGTAGGCTAAAGTTTCATTAGGTAAGTGCGCGACCATCCAAGTTACTGAGTCTTTAGTGAAAACCTCTATAACTGTTTTTGATAGCTCTGTGCCGGTATATTTAGCTAGTACCTTTTCAATTTCTCGGCTAGTTATTGATTCTGATGAGCCTGACTGTATGATGGAAAATTGATACTGAGTGTTAGAGCGTCTTGTTAATGAATACCACCTATCTTTTAACTCCGCTTTACAGTGAGTGCCCGCAATACCGGCCTTAACTGCCTTTAATTGTATGCGGGTATAAGTAAAATTATCTTGTCCGATGTTAACAAAATATTCAGTTGTCAAAGCGTTGAATGCTATTAACTCGTTATCATCATTAAGCCCAACACCTAATATTTTATCAGGTTGAAAATCTGAACCTGAAAAATCTAGTGGTTCGTATTCTTCTTCATTCAGTTCCGATGATTGAAATAAATATTCACTGTCAGTTAGTACAAATCTAAAATCAGCCCATACAATGTCAATAGGAGAGCCAACGTTAGGATCTGTTATCTGTCTGAATCCATCAGTAGGATTGTAATAATAAAGCTTACCATCTGCGACTATAGCCAGATTATTTAACGAGTAAGTTAATGATGCTTGACCCGTGCCGGATATAGCACCTAAAACAGTAACAGATTGATTGTCCTCTATCTTTATGAGTGATGTCCCACTAACACGATACTGACCTTCTAGACCTGTTCTTTCAACCCATATAGAGCCGCGACTAATACCTTGACCGGTAGCAAAATCAGACAACCCATAATAATTAAGCATATAGCCTTTTTCCCCGTAAATATCACGCAATACAGCATAATAATTTACAGGCAAAGCATCCCTAAAATCAGTGTTATCATCTACTTTATCGCCTTTAATAAAAGGAATACTTGGCATCACAAAACCTTATGGGTAATAGTTTTTGTTACAGTCAGTAACGTTATAGATTATCTTTTCATTCGTAACGTCACCGTTTGAATTGGTAGCTCTAGCGCATAGTGTAAACTGCCCTTGCTTAGCAAAGCTAACAGTAACAACAGATGTTTCATCAACGATAGCTTCGTCAGTCAATACAATACCAGCATCGAATTCATACTCAACAGACGTTAAAGTAAACAAGCCAGCGAGCCAAGCAGTCCAGTCAATAGGCAACTGAAATACGTCAGAAGTATTTTTATAAATAGCGCCATCGTCACTGATAGGCTCAGGATAAAATTTATCGCTGCGATAGTCCCACTCATTGCCAGAACCAATTGGTAAAGTGCCAGGGTTTTGAGATGGGTTAACATTAACTAACAGCTGCTCTAACGATCTCATTCCTTTGTCAGCGTTCATCTGTAGCGACACAGGTGCAACCTTTCCGAAATAATCAACTAACTCTAAAGCTAGTAATTTTTTAAATGGCCCGATAGTTTGAGCATTTAAACCTGAATAATCATTAGGATCACTTTGGCCGTACTCTAAAGGTTGAATCCACCCAATATCTAAGCCGGTAGACAATAATTCCCCTGCGTAATCGTCAGCAACTTGTAGTGCTGTTTCAATTTCTTCAGGTATAGCTTCAGATGTTAACCCACTAATTCTAATTAACTTATAAGTACCGTTGACTAAATCAATTTTATTTGGCATTTGTTTTGGCCTTGCCTTTAGCCTTTGGCTTTGCTTTAGGCTTTAGTTTTGAGTCGTGATCAACAAAATCCAAAGCTTCAAAGTCTGCTTTATTTGAGTCGTCAATTACGCATTGAATAGTTTTATCTTGAGAGTTTTTAATTAACATTGTGATGTGCATTCTAATTACCTACTGTTAACGATTCGTTTAATTATACCACCACTAGATAACTTTTTAAATGACATAAAAAAGGGAGCAATTAAGCCCCCTTTTTATTAGTCGATAACTTCTTATATTAAGAAGTACCTTCCAACTGAATACCCCAAGATGGGTTAAACGTTGCGAACGTTGGCAAGATATCAAAACGATAACGGTTTTTGTTGCCTAAGCCATCACTAAAGCGATGAACTCGGATACTAATACCTTTATGATTGATGATATTTGAGTCAATTGAATGCAACTTAGGCAATACAACCGAACCCATACCAACAAAACCTTCGCAGTATGCAAGTGCCGGACGCTTATCAACTGAAGTCGCGCCATCCAATACTGTTACAGTGTCGCCAGAGGTTAACGCTGCGCTAACAGTGTTATATGCTCCGTCAGCTTCAAAGATAGCCGCACCACTTACTAATACAGTAGCATTACCTGAACCGTCAGCAGTAACATCAGCTAATACAGTTGCAGTGAATGGAACCGCAGCACCAGACTTGCGAACAACCTTACCATTACGCATATTTAACAAGCTAGATGAAGGGAATGATAACTGTTGACCGGCTTTAAGTGTGCCAGTAGTAGTTGTTAGTCCCGTTAATGATAAAGACATTTGATAGCTGTCTTTGTATGTAACATAAGTAGCTGCCGGAGTAGCTGCCAATGTGATACCAGTACCAGGAGCGCCAGAAGCGTATTCGTCAAGGTTGTTAGTAGTCATAACTTGGTTCAAGCCAGCAAAGCCAGTTTTAATTACCGCATCATTCCACGCTTGATTTACTTCAGGATTAACACCTAACTGAGTTTGCAAGTCAGCAAGAACAGTTTCATCAAAAGAATTGATAGCTGCATACTTCTTACCAGCAGGGGCACCAATTTCTTTAAATAATGCGCCAGCGTTAGCAACATCAGACCACTTGGTAATTGCAGTTCCAGCAGTACCAGAGTGTAACTGAGCGTTACGTGTCATGTACTGAGCTAGTTCGCTTTCACAAGTAATAACCATATCTTCAGCGATTGGCATTAGTAACGCGTCAAGTTGATCAGTTTCTAAAGCTTCTTCGACTTGAGTGTTTTCAACGTAAACAGTAATGTAACCATTAGCTGAAACATGACCGTAAACAGAGCCAACTTGTACAGGGTTTGCAGTTGTTGACGTTAAATCACCATCTGCTGAACGTACAGGCTTGTATTGTGTAGGGCGCTTCATCTTAACAGGTGTAGCACCTGCACCAGTTGATGCGTCAAGATCATTTACTAACTGCTTTGAAACAGTATTTAGTAAAACCGTAGAGGATTCAAACCCCTTAATAAAGCTGCGTAGCAACTTCTCATTGGTATTGCTTTGGTAATTATTAGCCATTGTATTTCCTTAAAACTTAAATTATAACTGCACCGGGGTATTTTTTGCTGAAATCATCAGTGTCAACATACCCACCAGCACCTTTAACTTCAGGTATTGGGTCTGGTGCGCCAGATACTTTTGGAGTTTGCGACAAAACTTTTGGCTTAATCTCGGTGGCAATGCGTATACCAGCAGATACAGGATCTAGCGCTAGTATTTCGTGCATTTCAGCAGGATTATCATTTAGATACTCCACTATCTTAGCTCCGTTGTTATCATTCATTAAATATGAACCTAACTCATTACCAAGACCAGCTTGTTTAAGCGTTCGCTCTGCAACTAGCAATTTGTCAAAATCTACACCATCGCGTGTTGCGTTTGCTGCGTACTTATCTAAATTAACTTGATGTTTTGCGTTTGCTTCTTGTTGCTTACTCGCTTGTTGTTGGGATTCAAATTGAGACTTTGCGAACCTTTCAGCAGTCGAAGTATTATATACTTGACTATCCTCATGGTATTTCCGCATAGCTTCTTCATCGTAAATATCTTCGGGCAATACTGGAGCAGATAAAGACTGCTCTGGTTGTGGCACTGGCGTTTGATTGGCTTGGTTAGCTTCGTATTCTGCTAATTTTGCTTCAGCCTCGTTTGCTCTTCGCTCTTCTTTGTATCGTTTTGCCGTTAAATCATTAATACGATTTTGAACACCATTTGATTTTGATTCGTGTTGTTCTTCACTAGCAGGAGATGATTCTGCAATAACTTCAGGTTGTGCTACTTCTTCTGTAACTTGATCACTTGTTACGGCTGGCATAACTATACCTTCGTTTGTTTCATCTGACATGTTCTCACCCTTTGGCGTATTTAAGCATTAACTTTAATAGGTGTTAAGGAAACCTTGTGGTCATTATAACTAATTATTAGTCAAAAATACAACTTAGTTAAATACACTAAATTTTAGGCAATAAAAAACCACTCGCTAAAGTGGCTTGATGATGGGTAGTTATTCGCATTTGTGTTTGTGCTTATCGTAAGCGCCACCCCAAAAGGCTACTCTTTTCTTTGCCTTTGTATTCTCTTTAGTATCATCCATGGACTTAAACAGCCAGTGCAGCCCCATACCCAAGCAGTAACCTTCGAATTGCTCTTTGGTTAGGTTTAATGCTATGCGCTCAATGTTATTCTTGCACTCCATCATAAGTCACCATTCTCAGATAAAACCAAAGCATCATCAATAACCACTCGGTTATTACCATGACCAATCAGCAAAAACTCCTCTCTAACCTCACCATTAGTCTCTAACTGCTGAATAATGACACCGTTAGCTTTAGCTTCCTTTAATACCTCTGCTCGCTTGTGAGTAAGGTCGCTTGATTTATATTTTTTCATTAGCGAACACCTCTACCAGTTCGTTTAACTCAGACGACGCCCAGCCCTCATTGCGCGGGCCGCAATCACAATGATCATCAAGTACATCTTGTAGTTTTTCTAACTGGTTATCGGTAAGTGTAAATAGATTACCCTTCTTTACTATCTTGAAATACGTATTGTCGATAACACAATTAGGTAACGCATTTACCTTGGGTTCACCACTGGACTGTATGTCTTCACGCTTATATGCATTCTTTAGTTCGCCAGCCTTTTCAATGTTAAACCCTTGAGCCTCGATAAAAGCCCTTAATAGTTTTTCTGTGTTATTCATCACTAAACCGCCCTTAAAGCAAATACGTAAAGAGCCAAC